TTTACAAAAAATTCCAAAATTTTACAAAAAAATTCCAAAATTTTACAAAAAAATTCAAAAAATTACAAAAAATTACAAAAAAATTCAAAAATTTTGCCAAAATTTACAAAAAATTCCAAAATTTTACAAAAAAATTCCAAAATTTTACAAAAAAATTCAAAAAATTACAAAAAATTACAAAAATTTAACAAAAAATTACAAAAAAAATCAAAAATTTTGCCAAAATTTACAAAAAATTCCAAAATTTTACAAAAAAATTCAAAAATTTTGCCAAAATTTACAAAAAATTCCAAAATTTTACAAAAAAATTCAAAAATTTTTATATAAATATTGTATAATTATTTATATTAATGCCTATTTATACTTGTAAAAAGTGCAATAAGGAATTTGATAGAAAATGTAATTATAATTACCATATAAATAGAAAATTTTCATGTATAAAAAATGATAAATTAATTCAATGTGACAAATGTTTAAAAATTTTTAAACATAAATCAACTTTATATAATCACAAAAAAACATGTAAGAATATTATAAAAGATACATGTACAAAAAATAAATCTGAAATTAATAAAAATAAAAAAATAATAGATAATGAAATTAATTATAATAAAAATGAACAAATTCATATAACAAATAATTATAATAACAAATTTATAATAAATAATACAATAAATAATATTATAATAAATAATGTATATATATCACCATATAATATAAAAGATAAAATACAATTAAAAAATGAAACATATTTAAAAATTCTAGATAGTGGTTTTAAAAGTATTCCAAAATTAATAGAGGAAAGTCATTTTAATAAAGAATATCCACAGCATCATAATATATATATACCAAATATAAAAGTAAAATATATTCTTGTATATACAGGAAAAGAATGGGAAATAAGAAATAGCGATGAAGTCTTAAATGAACTAATAAATTATAAGATATACGAATTGGAAGAAAAATTTGATGAAATAATGAATAGTTTAGATAAATCAGTTATAAAAAAGTTCCAAAATTTTTTAGATAAAAAAGAAGAGGATTATACAAAAAATTTAATTAAAAAGGATTTAAAAATTTTACTTTATAATAAGAGATTTATTCCTATTGAAACAAGTAAACAATTAAATGACAAAGAATGTATAACAAAAATAGAAAATGATAATATAATAGATAGATTAAAGAAATACAATAAAAATGAGTTAGATTATATATTTAATTTAATAAAAATGTAAGTTAATAAAAATTGATATTATGATTTATTACTTAAAAATATATATAGTATATTATAAAAGAATGTCAGAAAAAATAGAGATAAATACAAAAATATATAATCATTCAGAGTACAATGGTAAAAATTTAGAAAAACTTGAACTCTTATTTTCAGGTAAAGATATTAATATAAAATTAATAAATTCTCTCAGAAGGGCATGTATAAATGGTGTACCTGGATATGGATTTGCAAGAGAATTAATTAAAATTAAAGAAAATACAACTATTGGATACAATAATGATTATATGTCTTTACGATTATCTCATTTACCTATATTTAATGTTAAAAATAAAAAATTAAATTTAGATCCTAATATTTCATATTTACACGAAAAATATTGGAATAATATTAATTTTAATGATTCTGATAGATTAAAAGTATTAGATGATAAAAAACAAGAAATTGAAAAAAATATAGAGATGCAAATTAATGTAGTAAATGAAACAAATAGTGAATTAAATGTTGATACAAATAATAAAAATATTAAAGTTTATATTGAAAATGAACTTGTTGATATGTATGATAAAAAATTCCCAATTTTAATAATTAAATTAAAACCTAAAGAAAAATTTAATTGTTATTTAAAAGGAGTTTTATCTGTAGGAGAAAAAAATAATATTTTTTCTAATTGTACAAATTCATGGCATTATTATGAAGATGAAGAAAAAGAAGAAAATATTATTTTAAGTATTAGATCTTATGGTTTATTAAATGTATTTGATATATATATTAGAGGATGTGAATATTTATTGAAAAGAATATCTATTCTAAGAAAAATTATAAATACTCAATTAAAGAAAATAAAAATAGATGTAAATTCATTTTTATTAGAATTAATTAATGAAGATAATACTATTGCTGATTTATTAAATTATGAATTACAAGAAAATAAAGATATATTATATTCAGGGATATCTATACCAGATAATCTAAAAAAAAATATTAATATAAAAATAAATTGTAATGAAAATTTAAATCAAGAAAAGTTTATAAAAATTATAAGTAATTGTTTTGATAATTTAGAAAAAAAAATTAATAAAATTCATAAAAATATAATAAAATTGAAAAAATAATTATTAATTTCCCAGTATAAATTTATTTAAGAAATTTAAATAATAATATTTTTAAAATAATAAAAATATTATTAAATTTAATTAAAGTTATATATTCATATATATAGAATTGTAAATTGATAATAAATTTATTCTTATATAATAGTATAAAATACCTATAATGTATATTGATAAAATAGATGATTTAATATTTGGAGCATCATCAATAATTGAAGATTTTTATTATATAAATATAAAAAATAATAATAAATTTAAAAAAATATTAAAAGAACAAAATTTTATAAAGTATCAAAATGAAATTAGTACAATAATTATGAATTATATTTTACAAATACCTCAAAATAAAATTAATGAATTAATAAAAACTTCAGAAGGTGATATTTATTTTAAAAATTTAATAAAAAAATATTTGTATATTTATATTTTATTATTTATAAGTTATGATTATAATAGTAAAGATGATATTTATATAAATAATGTTATTGAAATGACAAATAATCAGTCAAATTTTAATTTAAGAATAGAAAACTTTTTTAATTCTGAAAGTAATGCTTTAATTATAGAAAATTTTAATATTATTAATTTATTAAAATCATATTTAAAAAATAAAAATAAAAAAAATTTAGAAGATAAAACTTATGGAAAACATGTTTTAAAATTATTAGATAGTATTAATGAAGAAATTTTAATTAATAAAAACAATGAAATACAATGTCACAATATTGTAAAAATAATAATTTTTATAAATATTTATAATTCATCAGATAAAAAAAATTTTTTTAAATTATTGGATAAATCAGAAAGTTCTTCAAAAGAATATATTTATATTAACATAATAGAACAATCAAAAGATTTTTTTGATTTTAATCAAATGGAAAGTCTCTTATCACAAAATGATATTTTAAAAGGTTTATCTTATGAAATATGGGACTATATACAATATAACCAAAAAGATAAAATAAAAAAAAAAACACATGAAAGCAAAGTATTAGAATTAGTAAATAATAATATTTTAACACCAATAGTTGAAGATTTTATGACTTTTCATAAAGATAGTGAAAAATATGATAATAAATTTGATGATACAACAAAAAAAGATAATACAAAAATTAAATATATTATAAACAAAATTGATCAAGTAAGTGATTTACATTCAGAAAGAATAAAAAAAAATATACAATTATTAAATCAAATAAATAATCATTTTTATCCTCCTTTACATCATAGACATTCAATATTAAGAAATGATTACGAAGAATTAAAGATTATATCAAAGTTTATGAATCAAGGTAAAGTAAATTTAGAAAATACAGAGTATTTAAATGATTTATTTGATTATCGTTCATATCCATATATAAACTTTAAAGATTTTAAAAAAAATGGTTTTTCTTTATTTATGAACAAAAGTATAGATACTATAAGAGTAATATCTTTTTCAAAAAAAAATAAAAAAAATAATAATTCCTCTATTCAGTTTAGAACATCAAGTTTAAATACACAATCAAATATTGTTGGTTTTATGATTAATAATAGAAATTATAATTTAAAAATTAGAAATATGAAAGATTTGCGTGAAAATAAATCTAAAAATTTATATTCAAATATTTCAGAAAAAATAATAGATTTATATTTTAAAAATAAAAATAATAAATATAATTTCTATTGGTTATTAGATATAAATAAAGATATCAAAAATTTAGAATCTAAAGATAATACTTTAGATATATCTTTATTTGAAAAAAATAAACTAGTTATTTCCAAATTACATAATTTATTAATTAATCAATTATATTTAGAATTGACAGAAAAATTAGAAAAAAAAGAATATGTTTATCTTGATAAAATTTATGATTATTTAAATTTAATAAATTCAAAATTTATAAAATTTGATAAAACATTTAGTTTATATTATAAACTTGAAAAATATATTTTTACAAAAAAAATAAAAATAAATAATAATGAATATGATTCTAATGATGATAAATTATTTGGTATATTAGGAGACATTATTAAAAGAATAGATAATCCAAAAAAAAAACCAGAAAAACAAAATAAGATTGTAATTGATATGTTACAAATAGATGAATTTGGAATAAAAGAAAAAAAGAATAAAATAATTGGTGTATGTCAGCATAATATTATATTAGATGATATTAAAGAAAATAAGAAAAATAACCCGTCCGTATATATGGAAAAAGTATTTAATTTTATTAAAAAGTATGTAAATGAAACTATAAATAAAACTTTTGTTTGTAAAAGTTGTGGGCATGAAATATTTTTATCAAAAATTATAACAGATGGTACATTTGATAATAAAACTGGGCAATTTATTACATACAGTATGCCTTTAAATATACCACTACAAGAAATAGAAGAATATAAAAAATTTAAACCTTCAATTAAAAGGTTAGATAAATATATTGAAAGAATATCTTCAATTAATGGAATAACAAATTTTATTGGTGCTACAAATTCAGTAAAATATTTACGCGAAAATATGATAAAAAATATTATTGATTTAATTTTAATAAATAATGATAATTTAAAAGAAAAATATACTGAAAGAAAAGAAAAAATTATACAAAAATATGGAATCAATAGAAATCTAACTTCTTTATTTCATTTTAAATTAGACAATTTAATTTTCCAATATTCAAGTGAAGATAAAGATAAATTTAGAGGTTTTAAAATAAATAATATTATTACATATTTATTTTTAAATATAATTCTAAGTTTAAATCAATCAAATATTAAATATTTATCAATTGATAAAAAATTCTTTTGTGATTATGATAGTTTCAATAAAGTTTATAATATATTGTTCAATGATTTAAAAATAATTATAAATAATAAACATGATACTGTTCCATTAATAAATTACAAGTTATTTTGTTATGTAATATATATTATTTCATGTAAAATAATCAAGCATAAAATATGGATTATTCAAGATAAAGTTATTGCAAAAAAAGATATACCAAAAATACAAAAAATAATTATTCATACATTAATTGATTTAATAAATTGTATTTTAGAAGATAGTTTTGACAAAAATGTAAGATATGAATTATTTATATTTAAAACAAAATTCTATGATAAATTAAATAATTTATATTCAAATAAAGATATATTTAATTTTATAAAAAAACAAAATAATAAATTAGATAATTCAATAGTTTCTTTAAATCTAAAAAATTCATTAATTGATGCTAAACTAACAAAATATATTTTTGAAAAAAGTAAATATAATATATTAAGATGTTCAAAATATATTGTACCATTTGGTAATAAAGATATTATTAGATTTGATAAACAAAATTTAATTACAAATTGTTACAATGGTGAATTACATGAATGGGTTAACAAAAAGAGTACTTTTGTATGTAAAAAATGTAATACAAAATTAAATTCAGTTATAGATGAAAATGATTTTAAATCTGAATCATATGAAAAGTTTTTAAATAATTATAAAATGTATAATTTTAAAAATATACTAAATTCCCATTGTAAAAATAATTCTACAAATTCATTTATAGATTGTTCAAAAATTAATGTTAATAGTGAAAAATTAAATAAAATAAAATCCAAATTAGATGATTTTATACAAACAAATATAGATAAACAAAATAAATTGAATGAAGAATTATTTAATAAAGAACAAAAAAAAATTAAATATATATCTGAAGTAAATAATTCATTAATTAAAGAATTAAAAACTTTTTCAAAGTTTAAATATATTGAAGATTTTATTAAATTAATTAAAAATGTAATTGGTAACGACAAGTTCAATATTGAAAAAAATCCTTTAGAAGATAACGTATTTATAATAGACCACGATTATAAAGGTATAAAATTAGAAAAACCTATTATTATTTTGAGTAATGATAATAAAATACAAATAAAAAAAAATCATTCTTTTTTTAAAACTGATGTAATATATTATACACAAAAAATAGAAAAAACAATTGATGTATTTTATGATATTAAAACAAATATTTTATTAGGTTACAAAGAAATTAGTAAAAATTATGTTATTTATAAAAGAAGTGATAGAAAAATTAAAATAAATTATTCATTATTTAATAAATTATTATTATTAGGATATGAATCAGAATATATTGATATCGATAAATACAAAATAGAAATAGAAAATATTAATGAAGAATTAATTAAAAAGAAAAAAATTAAAGAAATAATTAAAAATAGACATGAAAATTTAAAAAAAAGTATTTATTCATTTCAAAGACTTTTTAATAGAATTAAAAACAAACACTTTAGTTATATTAAAACAGAAAATGATAGTAGTAAAAATGATTTATTTTATGAAGAACATTTTTTTTCAAATAAATTAAATCGAGTTATTGATAAATATATTAATAAATTAAAAGATATAAAAATTGTTGATAATAATAATAATCATAAAATTTTCAAACATTGGAAAGCTTTAATACGAGGTGTTAATATTGAAGAAAATATCAATAATATTAATTTAAATAACTTTAAAATTATTGATGTTAAAGATTTGAATTTATTAGATTCAAAAGGCAATCTATTATTATTTTACATAATTAAAGAGTTTATGAAATTATTAGATTATAATTCAAATAAATTAGTTAAAGCTGAAATAATTAACTTACTTATTGAATATATAGATGTAATTTTTAATAATTTTAATATTGATCATTTATATCATATTCATGAAATTAAAAGATTTGAGTATGTTTTACATTCAAATGAATATTTAAATAATATTATTGAAAAAGAAGATGAAAAAAAAGGAATATATGATGAAGCTACTTATCCCGAAGATGAAATAACTGAAGAAGAGAATGAAAAAATATATGACGATATTGAGGAAAGTCAATCTTTAGATATAGATTATAATTATGATGAAAATTCATATTTTATTACAGATGAATATATAAATTATGAAAAAGAAATATCATGGACACCTAAATTTAATTATAATCCTAAAAAATATAATTATTAAATATAAATAATATATAAATTATATATTATATATATAGATGGATATTGTTGATTTATTTTTAACAATTAGTATTTTATATATTGTATATATTATTTTTATAAAAAAAAAACCATGGTGCTATAAAGAAAATTTTAGTATAGTTAAAAAAAAAAATAATAATATAAAAGATATTTACAATTTAAATGATTCCGCATTAAATAGTATTATAGAAAATTATAATAATAATAGTGATAATGATAATGAATCAAAACATACAAATAATTATACATTTCATGATAATCAATTTAATATAAATTATAGAGATATAATAACAATTATAAATGATATTTCTTCATATCAAAATTTATTTAATAAATCAGACAAGCCTATAAATGTTGTAAAACCAAGTGAGAAAAAAGTTAAAAATCTTGTAAAATATTTAGTTAAAACAATAAATGAAAAAAATAAAGATTTACCTCAAAATTTAAAAATTAATAGTGAATGGAATGATGTAATTCCAAGAGAAAATGTTAAATCTGGATGGGAAAAACAAATGAATAAAATAGGTTTACCAGGATATGAAAAATATTCCAAAAACTCAACTGTTAAATTAATTGAAATTCGTGATTGTGAAGGAGTAGAAATAGATAATGAAAGTTTAATTACTTGCATTGCAGTTTTACAAAAAAATAATATTAAAGATAAAATATTAATTAAAGTTAATTTTTGGATTAATAAATGCAGTACAAATGATAATAGATATTTTTTCGATGATGATATAAAAGATCAAGAATTAGATATTGTAATTGAGAAAATAGATATTTTAGGATATTATACATTAGAGAAAAATTATAATAAATCATCCGGAGAAGAATTTTATAATTTTAAAGGTCTTAATGATACAAAAAATGATATGTTAGATCAAGATGTTATTAATAAAGAACTTGAAAAAAAATATAAAGAAAGAAGTGAAAGAATTAAAAAATCTATAGAAAATTTAAATGAAGAAGATAAACAAATGTATAAATAATTTTTTTTAATATAAAAAATATTTAGATTAATTATAAATATTTTTTAATATACATATATATATATATATATATATATTATGAGTCCACTTGGTCATACACTAATTATTTATATAGCAATAATGGTATTAATTTATTATTATAAACCAAAGTTATTTTTTCATAAAAATGAATTAAAACAATTTGGAATTGGAGAAAATAAAACAATTTTACCTTTACATTTATTTTCAATTTTGTTTTCAATATTATTATATTCTTTATTTTGTTCTTGTAATAAATCTAAAAATGATATTATAAAAGAAGAAATAATTGATAAAAGAGTTACTAAAGAACCAGAATATACATTTAGATTAGTTAGAACTACTCCTAATGGCACATTAGTATAAATATTATTTAAAATATTTTAAGTTTGTATAGAGTTAGATTCTTTATATAAATTTAAAACTCTTGCAGATGGTTCATTTATTTCTCCACACCATTTTGGTAACCAAAAATAAGGAATAACATTAGTTGTATTTGAAGTAAAATATTTTTCATATATTTTTCTAAACATATATTGCTCTTTTGTTTTTGGTAAAATTCCAGTTTTTATTTCTTTTATTTGTTCAGTTGTATATTTTTCATCTGCATTTTCTTTTACAATTTCATACCATGATTTACTATGAGAGGATACTCCATCGCTAAATGCTTCTTTTGGTCTCCATAAAACTTCATCAGGTAAATATCCTTCAAAAGATTTTCTTAGTAAATATTTTTCCATTCTTTTCTCATTGTTATATCTTGGTACTCTTAATTTAGGATCTATTTTTAAATATAAATTAATAAAATTAGAATCTAGAAATGGAACTCTTGATTCTATTCCATTATGTGAGATACACCTATCTGCTCTTTGTCCATCATACTTGTGAATATCTTTTAATAAATTAATATTTTCCTGATGAAATTCATCAACAGAAGGATAATTATGAAAATACATATATCCTCCTGTTAATTCATCACTCCCATCTCCAATAAGTAATACTTTTATATCATAATTATCAGAAATATATTTTGATACTAAATATTGACCTACAGATGCTCTTACAGTAGTTGTATCATATGATTCGAGTGCATAAATTGTATCTTCAATTGAATTTATAAAATCTTCTTGAGGTATTACAATATGAGTATGAATACTGTTAATATATTTTGAAACCATTTTTGCATATTTCTCATCTGTTGAATCTTCTAATCCAATACTAAATGTTCTTAATTGTTTCCCTCTTGTTTGTAAATATTTCGATGCAATAGAACAAATTAAACTCGAATCAAGTCCTCCTGATAATAATGCACCAATCGGTACATCAGAGTTTAATCTATATATTACAGATTTGGTTAATTCTTCTCTTATCATTTTAAGAGCAATATTTTCATTACTAATTTCAGTTTTAATATTTTCAATATTATAAAAATTATTATAATTTAAAGTTCTAGTTTTAATTATATTTTCATAATTATGATTATTAAATTTAATATAATTACCAGGTTGAAATTGATCACAATTTGTATTTTCTAATTGTGGTATACCTTTTAGTAATGAACTAAAACATATAAAATTATCATTTACTCCATAATACAAAGATCTAACGCCTATTTCATCTCTTCCAATATTGAAATTATAAATATTATTTTCTTCATCTATTTCTATAATTATTATAGAATATTCTCCTCTTAATAATTTTAACATTTTTTCAAAACCATATTTTATATATAATTCTGGTAAAACTTTACAATCTGAACTAGAGTTTTCTTTTAAATTATGTTCATTAATTAATTCTTTATAATTATATATTTCTCCATTGCATAAAGTGTATATAATTTTATTATTATGATAATATTCAAATGGTTGTGATCCTTTAATTGATGGATCTATAATTGATAATCTATGAAATCCAATAGTAATATTATTTAAATAATTATTTTGAGATTGTATATTTAAAGTTCTGAAATAATCAGGTCCTCTTGGAGATACATTGTTAAATGATTTAAAATCATTTTCGTTAAATTTATTTTTCGATAATAATAACCAAATACCACACATAATATTTATATTAATAATTAAATATTTAACTATTTAATTAAAAGAATAAATATAAAAAAATAAAAAAAGTTTATAAATAAAATTAAAATTTTACATTATAATTAGTAATAATTGCAGATAGTCCTATTGCTACTGTATCATATTTTGAAAGATCGATATTTTTATAAATATTGTTGTAAGTATTAACACCCTCAATTATATTATTAATACCAGGAAGAACCTTAGAAATATTATTTTTTGTGAGAAGAGTCTTGAAATTATTATATCTTCTAATAAAACTAATTTTACACAAAATATTCTTATTTTGGAAGCAAATTTTAATAATCTGTGATCTTTTTAATTTCCGTATAACTCCTTTCCATAATCTACCCTCAATAGTTTTCTTTAAATTATAAATATAATTAAATGTATCAATATTATTAACATATAGATTAAATATATTATCAGTATTAATATTTTTAATCATATTTATATTATTTTTTATAAATATAAATCGATCTCCAAATGAGAAACTTGATATTCTTTGTAAATATGAAATATGTGAATTTACTAATTTACCGTTATCATTTGACCAAAATACATTATTAATTCCACTTTGATAAATTATATTCGTGCATGATTTACATGGACATGCATCTTTTACATAAATAATATTATCATTTAATGAATACTTGAACGCTATAGAATAAATTGTAAATTTTGAACGTTTATTTTTAAACTTTGAATTATCAAAACCAAATATATTTGAAATTGCATTACACTCTGCATGAGTTGAATTAGAAATTAAAAGATGTGAATTATTTTTTATAATTGATAAATTACGTCCATTCAAATTACATATTCCAAAAACCGCCTTCCCTCCTTTAATTACAAAAGATATATGTAAACTATTCTTAATGGAAAACTTTTGATACTTTGTCACCTTCAAAACATTCAATTAGTGTGTTAAAAACGGTGTTACGCGCTCTACGCGGGAGCGAATTGATAAATGATGTAGCGGTAGTCGAGAAAAGCATTATATAAATTTATAATATATTCTAAAAAAAAAATATCTTTATAAAATTTAATTTTCAATTTTTTTATTACTTTCATCAACATTAATAATATTCATTATTCCTATAATTATTGAATCAAAATGAATTATTGATCTCCTACCTCTTATTAAATTATGTTCTAAATTTGATACTAATTTCATAATTTTAATTTTAATAATATCTGATAATTTTGATTTTAAAATATTCTTAATAATATCTTGTAAAATTTTATTATGATTAATATTAGTAATTGAAATATTAAAAATTATATTTCTAATATTATTAATATTATTATAATTTCCTTTCAAAATATAATTAGTAATTTTATGAATATATAATTCATAATCTGTATCATAATTTATATTCAATGTATATAATTCTAATTTCCATAATACAGATTTAATACAGTAATTACTTGTTGAAATAATTTTATGTATTTCTTTTAATGATATTTTAATATTTTCTTTAGCTATAATATTTAATGTAAATTCAAGTAATTTATATTCAGTTGGTGTAGGTAATCTAATACAAATACATCTACTTTGAACAGGTCTAATAACTTTTGATAATGAATTACATGACATAATAAATCTACATTTATCACTATAATTTTCCATTGTTCTACGAAGAGATGTTTGTGCATAAAATGGAAAATTATCTAAATTATTTATTTGTATTATTTTGAATGTTCTTTTTGTCTTATAAACATCAAATCCTATATGTTTAGCATAATTCTTTACAACATCATGTATTAAATATCTATCATAATTAGTATTTGAAGGTTCTATAATAATATGATAATTGCTTTTTTTAATAATTTCATCATTAACTTTATTACTACTACCTGTAACTTTATAAACAGCATCATATAGTTCATCAACAGTTTCATCAAATAATAGTTTTAAAAATAATTTTATCATTGTTTTTTTTCCTGTTCCTTCTTGTCCATGAAAAATAATATGCGGTATAGATTCATCTTTTGCCATATTTTTTAATAACTCGTAAATGTCTTTGTGAAAAACAACATCATCTATATTTTTTGGTGTATGCTCGTCAATTAAAAACATTAATTATATTTATTTATAATTGATCCAATTTATATTTATATAATTTATATAAGTGTAATTTATAATGAAATCCAATAAAATTGGAATGCATATAAATCCTGATATAAATAGTATTAATTTATCACCATTTATTGGTAAAATAAATAATATTCAATTATTTATCAATTTTTCACAAAAAAAAAAAGATTATGAAAAATTTTCTAAATATTTAAAAAAACATAAAATTGATTGTATAGTTCATTCTTCTTACACTATTAATTTATCTAGGGATTGGAATGAATATAGTTGGTGGGTAAAATATATTTTGAATGAATTTGAAATTGCTAATATTTTAGATGCAAAAGGAATTGTATTTCATGTTGGAAAAAAAAAAGATTTAGATCTTAATTCAGCAATTAATAATATGTTAACTTTGATAACATATATAGATGAAAAAACAAAAAAATATAAAAATATAAAAATATTAATTGAAAATCCTGCTGGTCAGGGAACAGAAATATTTACAAATTTTAAAGAACTATTAAAATTTATTTATCAATTTAAATCAAAAAGAATAGGTTTATGTTTAGATACTTGTCATATATTTTCTATTGGTTATGATATTAGAAAAAAAAGTGTAGTTAAAGATATTTTAAAAGATATAGAAAAAATTATCGGATTAAAAAAATTATTTTTATTACATTTAAATGACAGTAAAAGAGATTTAGGAGAGAAAAAAGACAGACATGAAAATATTGGTGATGGATTTATAGGAAAAAAAGAATTATTTTATTTGGTAAAAAAAATAATAAAATTAAATATTCCCATAATTTTAGAAACTCCATTTAAAAAACATGAAAAAGAAATTAAACTATTAAATAATTTATAATGTTTCATTTTTTTTTACAATAACATTTGAAGTTTCTTTTTTATTTATTAAAGTATTTATTGTTGTTGAAATAAATAATAAATCTGTATGCAATTGAGTTGCTTCATTTAAGTTAAAAATACCTTGTTTACATGATTTATTTAAAGCAATTTCAATATTCTTTAGTGAAATAACTACTTTTTGTGTATCTAAAGTATTTTGATCCATCAACTAGTAATATTATTAAATATATATTATTTTTTAAATATTATATATATATAGATTGATGAATAATAAATATTTATTTATAATAATATTTTTATTAATTATTTTTCCACCAAATTTAAATAATATAAGATTAAATGTAAAGATAATAATTGCATTAATTGGTATTATAATAATTTGTAGAGTAAATGAAGGATTCAGTAATATAGATGCCGAAGCATTGCAAAATATGGCGAGTTTATATAATTCGTCTACCGGTGTTTTAAAAGTTAATAATTTAGAAGCGAGTGGGTATATTAGTACAAATTTAGTAAAACCAACAGATAAAACTAAAGGATTAAATATTTTAGGACCTAATGATCAATCTCTTTATTTTACAGAAGGCCAATGGAAATATATAGATTTAATAAATACAAATGTTCATATTGCTGGTAACCGCAAACCTATTATTGATGGTCAAGAACCAGAAAGATATAGTTTTATAACATCTGTACCTACTGAATTTAAAGAAACTATCACAGCAAATGATATTAAACTTTGGAAAATTGATGGTCTTCCTGATAAAGAACAAATCAAAATTCTTGACCCTAAGACAAACAGCAACAAAACAAAATACATAGATTTATATCAAAATGTAATTGTAAAGGATAAAATAAAAACAAATAATATTGAGTATTATATAGATAAAAATAGTTTTAATATAAAAATGACACCAAAAAAAAGAATAGAAGTATTACCAGATCCAAATAATTCTGTTGATTTATATAAGAGTTCTCTTCATATTGTAGATAATGGTTTAGATGTAAAAAGGAAACAGCGAGTACATTAATAGAAAGACAAATCAAGGTAGTGGGGAAAGCTGGAACCTGTACGTATGCACAAAATAATAATATCGTTTTTATACTAATAAAAAGGGGAAAGTTATTGTAACAACGGCTGCTACAAAATTAATAAGTATATGAAATACCACTTACCTTGACATAAATAATAAATCTGTATGTAATTGGGTTTCTTCATTTAAGTTAAATATACTTTGGTTATATGATTTATTTAATGCAATTTCAATATTCTTTAAAGAATTAACATTTTTACATATCCAAATTATTGTGATCCATCGCACTAATAATATTTTTATTAAAATTTAGTTATATATTGTGTCTGTAATAAACATCAAATCTTTTAAAAGTTCTAAAAATATTATCAGGCATAAATGATTTTTTTTGATAAAAATTTTTATTTTTTTTATTCTTTGTATCAAATGTTAACAAAAACCCATTAATATTCTTTTTTCTAAAAAAACAAAACATTTGTTTCATTAAAATATTTCCTAATCCTTTATTTCTGTATTCAGGAATAACATATAAATAAGTTATATAAAATACAGTTCTATTATCAGAAGGATTTAGCTTTGATAATATTTTTATTTCTCCTAATAGATATCCAATAATCAATTTATTTTCCATAATAGTAAATAAACAAGATTTATCAGAATTAAATATTCTAAAAATTTCTTTTGGTGTATGATTTAAATTTTTATTTTTTAAATCTAAAAAATGTAAGTAAATAATTTTTTGAAATATAGAAGTATTATATTTTGTTAAATTTTTACCATAATTAATATTAATTTTCATTATATATATATATATAATGGATGATAGAATAATTTTTTTATTTTTATTTCTAATAATAATAATTTATTGTAGTAACCCGTGTGAAAAAGTTGAGGGTTTCAATGATAAAATTATAAAATCTTCAGATGAAGCTTGTAGAAATATATGTACTCGTATTTATGATTGTAAAGGATACACTTTTAATGAAAAAAATAATATGTGTTATTTAAGTAAAGAAACAATCTTTAAAAATAAAAACTTGATTAAAGGTTTTTATAAAAATGAGTACGATGAAAATATGAATTTATGTAATAAAAAGGATCATATATCTTTTGATGAAAAAGATAATATTACAACTGAAGATAAAATAAAAAACGCAAGTTATTATTGTATTGGGCCATACAAAAATAAAAAAATAACAATAGATGAAAATGAAACAGATTATGAAATTTCTGAATTTAAATGGAAAAAAGAACCTGTAAAATCTATTCCACCAGAATATAAAGCTGAAGAATATGATCCAGATAATGTAGAAGAAGTATATCAAATGTATCCTGCATCAGCAAATCCTCCGGTACCTGAAGAAAATATACCAAAAGGTATAGAAGATCAAATACTACCCCAAAAAGTGAATTCATATTTGGTATCATCAAAAGATCATATTGGTGAATATATTCATCCTCATCAATGTGTTCAAAATACCCCATTAACAGAGTGTTTATTAGATTGTGATAATAATGATTTATGTGAAGGTGTTGAATGGAATACAACTTTTCCTAAAAAATTAGAAAATGGAAAATATAATATTTATAGAAATGTATGTTGTCCTAAAACTAATATTAAAGAAATTGAACCTCGTGAACAAATATTAAATTATGGTAATTTTTATAAAAAATTAAGTGAAGATGAAAAACATAAAAATATAAATAAAAATCACTTTATTTTAGTTAAATAATTATTTTTTCTTTATTTTTTCCTTAGTACTCTTTTTAGAACTTTTCTTTTTAATAACAATATCTTCTTCGAATATATTATTTTTAAGATCCCATTTTTCATATTCTTTTTCAAGTTCTTTTAATTCTTTCAACCATCTATCATGTGCACTTGTATTTAAGTAATCTTCATATTCTGCTTTACGTTTATCACGTTCTTCTTCTAATTCTTCAATTTTGTCAGTAGTCAAAGATAATAATTGTAAATCAGTAATATATTTATAACTTTTCAAGTCTTCTTTTGCTAGATGATCATAATGTAATTTAGGATAATTATTATCTTCTAATTGCTTAATAACTTTTTCTCGAGTATTACCTTGAATTTTAATTTTCTTTTTAATAACATCATAAATGTATTTAATTTTAAATTCATATATATCAAGGAGATTTTTAAGTTTATTAACCATAAAATTAATTCTTTTCTTATAAATATCTAGTCTAATTTTGAAATATTCATCCATGATATCTTCTATTGAATCATATTTATTAATTTTACCTTCATTATTATATAAATGTAAATTAGTCAAAGATATTGTAGATGATAATTTTAGAAATTTAATTAATTTATCTTGACCAGATTTAATAAATTTTTTCAATTCATTATTTTTAAATTTAACTAGAAATTCTATCTTATTATTTCCTGAATTACTTAGAACTTTTTCAATTTTAGCATTTGTATCTTCTTTATTAACTGCTATTTTAGATTCTAAAAATGTTTTATAATTAGAAATCCATGTATCAATTGGAAGTTCTGTAATTTTTATATTTTGACCATCAACTATTTCATATTTTCCATGAGAATGAAATTTATATGAATCAGTATCTGGAATTATTGTTCCATTAAAACCTCTGTACCATGGTTTTAATTCAATATTTTCTTTTTGTTTCAGTTTATTATATACACATTTAATTATATCTCTAGGATTAAATAGTGGAATAAACGTTGAGAATCCTGTTCCAATACCTTGAGCCCCATTTATTAGAACAGTAGGTATAATTGGATAATAAGTTTCAGGTTCTATAAGAGTACCATCTTCATCAATATAATCCAAAACATAATTATCTTCTTCTCTGAAAATTTTTGAAGTTATAGAATCAACTTCTGTGAATATATAACGAGGACTAGCATGATCTTTTCCACCCATGCTTCTATAACCAAAATTTCCATTAGGACTCAGTAAATTAATATTATTACTCCCAACAAAATTTTGGGCTAGACCTATAATTGTACCTTTGAGACTATCTTCATTATGATGATATTCTGTATGCTGTGCAACATAACCTGCTAATTGTGCAACTTTAATTTCTGATGCATTAATTCCTCTCTTAAAACATGCATACATAATTTTTCTTTGAGAAGGTTTAAACCCATCCATTAATGATGGAATAGATCTAAGATTATCATAATTTGAAAAATGAATTAAATCTTTATTTACATAATCATCAAATGTAATTTTTTTCGTTTTATCAAATTCTAATGTACAACCTTTATCATAATTTGACAACCATATTTTTCTATTATCAGAAAAGTTTTTATCAAAAGCTAATTTAATAGAATTAATAGTTGATTCTTGTAATACATTTTCAATTGAACATTCATCAGAGCATGAATCCAAAGAATCTTTATCATCTTTGTCAGATATTTCACTTTTTACATAATCTATATTTGTAGTATCTTCAGTAAATGTTAATATTTTTTCATAAAATTCATTAAAAATTTCTTTTGCTTCTTTTTCTGTAGATGTTCCCAATCCTTTATAATATTTGATATTCCATTTACTAATATCACCATTTAAAGAATTTTTACACCATTTTTCATAATCACCTAAAGTAAAGAATATCTTAGGTTTAGTTTTCTTTTTATCTGTTTTTTTCCAAACTTTTAAAATAGGAGTATTGATAGTTTGAATAAATCCATCAATTGTTAATAATTGTGGCCAGAATGTTGCCAACATATTAATTAGTAAACCTTTAATATGGGAACCATCAACATCTTGATCAGTTAAAATAATAATTCCTCCATATCGAAGTTTACTAACATCAGTATATTTTTTACCTTGCTGTAAACCTAATATTTTTTTAATATTTTTAAATTCTTCATTATTAAGAATTTGTTTTGCAGTTGCGTTACGAACATTTAAGAATTTTCCTCTAATTGGGAATACTCCATATTGTTCTCTTCCAATAACACTTAATCCTGAAATAGCAAATGCCTTAGCTGAATCTCCTTCAGTAATAAATAATCTAGTTGTTTTAGATTTTCTTGTTCCTGCCCAATGAGCATCTTCTAATTTTGGAATATTAATAACAGATTCTGTTTTTTTACCATCTGTTTTTTTTAATTCATCCATTGCTTTAAATTGAGCATATTTAATAACTTCGTCGGATAATCCAGTTGCAAGAACATTTTCAACAAACTCATTTGATAATACACATCTAGAATCAGGATGTGTTCCAAAATCACTAACTTTTGTATTTAGTGTTTCTTTTGTCTGTGAATCAAAACCAGGATCTTCTATTGTTGCATCAACAAAAACTGAAATATTATCAGTAATTAGAGATCTTTTAATTTTTAGTGCTTTATATTTAGACTGAGAATTAATATTTTCAATAATTTTTTTAACTAATTGATCAACAATATGAGAAACATGTGTACCTCCATTCTGTGTACAAATACCATTTACAAAAGATACTTGATTAAAATTACAATCCTTATCAAATATAATTCCAACATTCCATCGTGAATTTACTTGATTATAAACCAGTTTTGGTTTTACTTCGTAATATAATTTAATGTAGTCATCAAATTTCTTACACTTAATTTCTTCATCATTCAAATATACTTTAACTTTCGATGATGTACAAGCAGCCAAGTCATAAGCTCTTTTTGAAAGTAAGTTATACATATCATTTGTTAAAGATTTCATATTAAATTTTTCATAATCAGGTGTAAATGTAATACATGTATAAGATTTGTTTTTATTGTTCTTAATAATTGGTTCTTCTTTTGAATACATATTATTTGAAAATTTCTGATAATAATATTTTCCTTCATCGGAATCAATAGTTTCAACAATAAATTCTTTTGAATAAATATTTGTTAATTTTGCACCATATCCATTTTTACCACCTGTAATTTTACCTTTTTGATCATAATTTGATGAAGTTAATAGTGTTCCAAAAATCATTTCTGGTACATATTTTTTACTTACTTTATGAAATTTAATAGGTATACCTTTACCATCATTCCATATTTTAAATGTTCCAGTTTCTTTATTAATATTAATCCTAATACATTTACATGTTTTATCAACAACAGTTCTATCTCTACTATTTACACATATTTCATCATATATTTTTTGTAATCCTGGATTATAAGATATAACTTCTCTAGTAATTTTATTATTTGATACTACATATACATTTCTTAATGTAACCAAAATAGATCCAATATATGAATCAGTATTTTGAGGACTTAAAATATGCTCATGTAGTGTTTTCTCTTTATAAACATCTTCGATTGATTTACTTTTATTAGACATATATTAAATATATATATATAATATCAATTTAGGTATTAATTAATTATTTATCAATTTTTTTAATTATAATTAATATAAATATTTGTATATATATAAATATATACAATATGGAAAATAATTATTTTTCAAATCATTCAAATTCTATAAATAATTTTGTTGATGAATCTAATTCTGACTATTCTAATGATAATGAATATATTAAACAACAAGATAATATAATTAATAATAATAGTAAAAAAATAAAAGAAACTAATGATATTAAACAAAAAGAAGATGATGAAAATAATAATCAATTGAATAAATATGACCCATATAACAATTTTTTATATAAAAAAGGTATAAATAATGATAAATTTATAGAAACAAAAAAAAATTATTCAATAAATGTTGATTCATCTCATAGAAGAACTACTCCAATAATTCAATACGATAATTGTATAACTTTAAATAAAAATAGTTTATCACTAGATGAAGATAAATTAAATATACTTTTAGATCATAATATGAGAAAAAATGATAATATAACAGTTTTAGGTTTAAAGTATATTAAAAAAACATTACGTACTTTTGTAAATATCCAAATTGTAGAAAATGGAGAAATAAAAAATATTAATAAATATTATATTGATTTTGTTAAATCATTAGAAACAAATAAAGTAATATTTTTAAGATTTGATATTGATCCAAATATTGATCTAGATGCAATAAATAATTTAGATAATTCTAATAATATAGATAAAGAATATGATTTATCTTATAATGATTTATTTGTAGAGATTTCAGGATTTAAAACAAGTAGAGGTGACACAAGAATCGGAAATATTCCATTTAATATATTAAATAATACACATAGAGTTTATTTTGCACCAAGAGAAAATGTCTCTTCTCCAAATTATTATAAATTAGGTAAAAAAATAATTGGAGAAACTGATAAATTTTTACATAGTGATAATAATATAATTAAATCATTTTATATAAAATTACCATTTGAATTTGAAGGTGATTTTTCACAAATAAGCTTGTTAAATATAGATATCATTTTTAAATATTATGGAGGAATTCCAATAAATAAAATTAATGCATTTTATCCAATTAGTGGTAATAATTTACAAGGTTTTCAAAAAATAAGTGATATTTCTAAAAAATTTATTAGTATTGATTTATTAAGAAATGGATATTACACTAATAATTTTGGAAATTCTAATATTTATATAAAAAAAATAAAACAAATTGATTATGGATATATCAATCAAAATGAATATAAAATAAATTTAAATAAAAATATTAATAATATAATTTCATCAAGAATTATTAGTAGTGAATTTCCAAATTCAGAAAAAGTGTTTAAAGATCATACATCTGATAGTCAAAATAATAAATTATATTGGCAAAATTTAAATGATGGTGATAAAATTTACAGTATTAGTATAGAATCTGGAAATTATACAACAGATGAATTAATTTCAGTATTAGAAAAAAAAATTTATGATGTTGAAAAAATAAACTATTCAATTGATGAAAATGATATATATACAAAGAATAATTATATTAAAGTTACAATTGATATTAAAACAGATATTGTAACATTTACAAGTTATAATGAAGCTATAATTAAAAAACCTTTTATAAAAATAAAACCTGAAATAATAGAAACAGACGGAATAAAAGGTAGTTCAAATGAATCTTATGATGGATCATATGAAATAACAATTAATCATTTAAATCATAATTTATTAGTTGGTGATACAATTTTAATTAGAGATGCTATTAGTTTTTTAGGTATATCTGCAAATTTATTGAATGTATCACATAAAATAAAAGAAGTTATAAGTGTAAATTCATATATTATTGAATTAAATAATATTAATTTAAATACCTTGCGTGTAAATACAGGAGGAGGGAATGGTGTGAAAATTTATGTTCCAAATAAATTTAGAATGAGATTTGATTTTCCAGATACAATGGGATCACAACTAGGATTTAGAAATATAGGAAATATAAATTCTATTACAAAATATAATTTTGTTATATCAAATCAAGATAAATATGATAATGAAATTAATTTAAATGATAATGGAAAAGAATTAGTAATAACAAATAATTCATTATCATTAAGTGGTTCAAGTTACATTTTAATAGATTGCCCAGAACTAAATGGTATATACAATTATGGATTAACAAATTTAAAAAATATTAAAAATATATTTGGAAAAATTAATTTATCAGGATTACCTGGTAAAATAATATATAATTCATTTGTACCATTTAATATTACTTATGAAAGTCCTATCAAATCTATTTCCGAATTAACATTTAAATTTTATACTCCAGAAGGTAAATTATTTGATTTCAATAATTTGAATCATTCATTTGTAATTGAATTTACTTGTTTAGATAAATTACCAGATGACACTAATATAAATGTAAATAGTGGTTCAAATTATTAATTTTTTTTCCAGACTTTGTTATATTTTTTTCTCAATTTAGAATTATCTAGTAAAATATTAATTTGATTTTTATTTAATTTTTTAAATGGTATATTTAAAATATTTGATCCACCAGTAGCACTAGATGAATTTAATATTCTTAATATGTTTTTTGTTTGTTCATCTGTTAAAGAGTTCTCAAATAATTCATTAATATTTTTCTCAGTTAAATTAAAATTATTTATTCTATATACTATTCTATTAATTTCTTGTATAACCGTGTCTATATTCTCTATCTCAGCTGTTTGATATTTTGAGTATAATTTACTTAATGAAGAATATATTTCATTATTATCTTTATATGGGAACATATTCATTAAGATATATATTAAGTCATAAACTGATTTATATTCTTGTATTTTTTCAAATTGTTCAGAAGGATTTAATTTTGTAATATTTTCATTTTGTCCGAGATTATCTTGAAATTTAGTAAACAAAGAACGATGGTCTGTCATTTGTGGTGGTGGTTTTGGTGGGTCTGGTGTTACTACTACTGATGGTTTTGATGGTCCTGGGTTTGGTGGTGCTGGTGGTGGTTTTGATGGGTCTGGTGTTACTACTACTGATGATGAACCTGGATTTAATCCTGGACTAATTCCAGGATTATCATTACTGTCATCTTTATTTCCAGAATCTTTAGAATTTTCACAAGTTAGTTCAAAAATATATTTTAATACCTGTGGATATTTCTCATTAAAATACTTGCTAAATTCTTTTTTTAATTTCTCATCATGTTCTTTTAAAGATTTTTCAACTTGTTGATCATATTCAGCACTTTGTGTTTTTAATTCTTCCATTCTTGTTTGTAATATATCTAATTTACTTGATAATTCTTCTAATTGCTTTTCTAATAAAGGATTATTTTTATTAATTTTTTTTCCCGTACCAAATTCTTCTTCTGACAATTCATTAATTAAATTATCAATTTCTTTTGCATTTCCTTTTTCTTGAATTAATTTTCGTCCAACTTGTATACTTCTTTCAAATTTATCTATTTTTTCTCCTGGTTTGGGTAATACAGGAACAGTTTGTTTAATAAGATTTTCCATAAATTTTTCAAATATATTTTTTTCTTCTTGTTTAATTGTTTGTTGTATTAAATATAATTTATTATCCATATATTTTAGATTACTTCCCTCTAAAATTGCTAATAATAATGTTGACATTGCTTTACAATCTGAATTTATTTCAGGTAATTCATTAGTAAATTCTTTAATTTTTATTAAATGACTTTTCATTGAAGTCTCACCTTCTTTTTTATATTTTATATTTTTTGTGTTTATTTCATACTCACTCATTTTTTTATTCCAAAATTCAGGAAAATAGTCTACAAAATTATCAATAACACATATACTACATTTAAAAGTTTCATTTGTTATACCTGGTGAAGAATATATATCTTGAGAAAATGTTTTAATATCATTTGTTGTTAAACCAAGACCAAGTTCATTATTAATTAAGTTTACTATATTACCAGAAGATTTTCCAGATGGAATTTCTTTACACGGAAATGTACTACCTGGTTTATTACCTTGCTCTAAATAAATATAATAACATTTTCTATCTATTTTAGTAAACATCAAAACAAGTAGGCACTCAACAGGATCTTTTAAAATTATTGATGTTGAATTCATTTCTTTAAATTCATCTATTTCTTTTAATGGACCATCTTTTCCTTCTAATCTACCACCTTGTAATTTTTTATTATTTTCTGAAAGTTCGTAATATAATTGTATATTACTATTATAATTGTAATTATTAATATAAACTGCTTTAATATCATATCCTCTACTTTTAATTTTACTTAAATATGATGGTAATTTGTCACCAGAATTATTAAAATTACATTTTTTTATTTTATCTTCATCTATTCCTGAATTTCTATCTAAAAATTCTTTTGATATAAAGACTGGAATACTTTGTATATCTCCTAATTTTTTAATATGATCAGGTATTTCCATTATATTATATATAATTATATATAATATAATTTAATTTATTTAATTATTAATATGTTGATATTCTTCTAATTGCTTTTGTTTTATTTTATTGAAAATATTTATGTTATTACTTAATGATAATAAACTTTTCAAATATTTATTCACATAATCATTGTTTTCTTTTATATATAAATTAAAATATTTTTCAAAATAAGGGAAAATATGTTCTTTTAAATTTTTAATTATTTTATCATCGTTATTAATTCCAATTTTATCATTTAATAAATAATTTATAGAGTTTTCTAAAATATTTATAACAGATTCTAATTCTTCACTATCATGTTGTTTAATTCCTAATACAGATCTAACTATTTTTGTTGGAACAATATCAGTTAAATATCCTATTGTTTCAGATCTTCTAATAAAGTTTAATATTCCATTATCATTCATTTTTTTTTCTTTTAAATGGTCCATAACTAATTTTATAAATACAGAATTTAGATTCATACATATAGTATGTTTTATTACATGTGAATATATATCAATAATATTTTTAAGGAAATAATTTATTTGCTCTTCATAAAATTGGGGTAAATTGAAATAATTATCTATATTTTTATATATTATATTATTCCATATAATTTGAGTATGATTTATATTTTCCTTTTTTTTTATTTTTTCTAATATATGATTTAATATTTGTGTAGAATCTTTTGTATAATTATGATTATTAAAAAGATTTATCCATAATTGAAAATATTTATTAACACTTATTTTTCTATTTCGTGTTTTAATTCGATTATAGATATCATCATAAATTTTTAAGAAAAATTCTTCATTCATAGATGTTCTTAAATTACCCAAATTTATTTGCAATGGTTGATTTGGATTTACTACATTAGGTAAACTATTTAACCTATCTCTTAATTGTTGTATTTGTAAAAGTATTTTATTTTGATATTTATTATTTGTTGGTAAATTTGCTCCTAATAAATTTATTTTATTTTGTATTTCATCTCTTTCTCTTATTTTATCATCAAGTTCTTCAGCAGTTTTAACATTTAAATTACTAATTAATGGTAAATTTTGATCATCAAGTTTAAAATCAGTTAAAAAAGAATTGTCAATATTTTCAGATTTTTCAACATAAAAATAACTTTCAAATAATTCTCTAAAATAATGATTTAATAAATAAATTGTCATTTTAGTTATATAATCTGCTCTTTTTAAATTTTTAGGATATTCAGTTAATTTTATAATTTTTTCTTTTAATTCTGTATTTAAATGATCAATTTCCTGTTTTTCACAAAAATTTATTATTTCATTTAATTTATTCTCTGAATGTTCATAAGGAGTTATTCTAGAACCTGTCATATAATTCATATTATTCATATGATAAACTGTTTTTTCATTATTTATAAATGAATTAATAATTTCATCATGTTGTAAATCAATAGCATAAATAAATGGTGAATTTTCAGAATTATCTTTTTTATTTGGATCACATCCGTTTCTTAATAATAAATCTATAACATCTTTATCTATATTATCAAAACAAATTAGATTATTTGATTCGTTATTTATAATTTTATGTTGTTCGTCTTTTTTTTTATTAAATGGGGCTCCTGGTATAGCATCTTTTATTATACTATATTGATTGAATGTTATATAAATTCTTCTGTCAACATCATTTTGTAAATTCTTACTTAATTCTGGATATTCATCTAAATTTGTAAAAAAATTTGGAGGGGTGTATCTAGCTTGATTCAAAGATAAATTATTCCGGAATATTCTATCAACTGTAATATTTAATGTCGAATCAATGTATTTTGAAAATAATTTTATAAATAAATCTTTAAAAACAGATAACACTATATTGTAATCATTATTATCTATAAATTCATTATTAGCGATATTTTCATTATGGAATTTTTTTAATTCTGTAACAAGTTTATGTTGTTGATTTTGTTGACCATTGTCTATACCAAATGACAAATAATATAATAATTTTCTTAAACTTTTTCTCAAGATTATATCTCTATAGAAATAAATAAATTCATCACATATACTATAAAGAACATTTTGATGATCTAATATGTATTCTTGGTCATTCTGATTAGGCGGTTGTATATTTTGTTGATAATACCCTAATATATCATTTTTTGTAAGAATACAATCTTGACAATTTCGTGGTGTAAAACTTAAATTATTATTCTGTTGATATTGAAAACCAAGATTATCCATAAAATTCATATTTAAATATATTTTAACATTTATATCTTCGAGATTTTTTATTATTTCATCGTTACTCACATTTTCCTCGAGTGTTCTAGGTAAATTTGTAAAAGTATAAATTTTATATTTATTTATTTGATTTTGAATTTGATTTGTTAAAATACCTTCAGCTTGTCTATCAGCTACCTGTGTTCCTTGTTGGAAAATTTTAACGTCACTTATTAATTTATAGGCTTGAAATTTATTATTATCTTCAATTATATCATTTAATTCTTCAAATATATTATAGATTTGTGTATATAATTCATTTTCAACTTTATCTAATATTTTTGTTTTTTCTTTTAATAAATCATTGAATAATTTATTGTATTCTAGAATTAAATTTCTTGTTTTTCTTTGATTATCAATATATTCAATATTTTGATACCATGGATTATTTTGAATATTAATTTGATAAAAAAATTGATTATTTTCTAAGGTTACCAAATTATCTCCTAAACCGATCAAAGTTTGTTCAATATTTTGATTATTATTAACATCAGTTTGTATTGGACCTTTATCTAAAGGTCTATTAATATTTATATTAAGTTGTAAATATTCTAATATTTTAAAAAATAATAAATACTTTTTTTTTAATTCATGTATACACACAATTATATTTAGTAAATCTGTATACACATTATTATACATATTAATTTGAATACCAGGATCATTATAATCAATTTGATTAAATATTCCGATAAGTCTATCTTTATAATCCTTGATTTTATCTATATAATGTTTAATTATTATAAAAATTGTATATTGATTGTTAAGAAAAGCTGGATTGATTACTCCATGTTGTCTGAATGTTTCATTACCTAAAGTTTGATTACGACTATCATAATAAATAAAATTATTGTCATCTATTTTCATTTGATTTATTTTCAATAAATTTTTTATGATATATTTGAAACTTAAAATTAATCCATTACAATTGTCCTGGTTCTGTTGATTATTTGGATATCCATTATGTTGTAAAATCCTATTTATATTGTTGTAATAATCTTGAGATATATTACTAATGTTACTCTGTTGATCTGTAATATTAATAACAGAGATTTCATTAAATATTTGATCTAAATTTTCAATAAATCGGTCCAAACTAGTTTTTATATTTTCTTTTTTTTCAGGTAAATTATTATTTAGAATTTCGTCTTTTTTATCTATAATTATTTCATAATTAAATTTTTCTGGTAATAATAAATAATCTTTTTGAAAATTGGGATCTCTAATATAATTCGGATTTGCATTTTCATACTTTGAAATATTAAATAAATTATTATCTTTATTATTTGAAAAAGATAAAGTCAATTCTGATTTAATATTCGCTTTCAATTCTTTTTTTTTATTATTAATTTGTTCTTGTTTTTTTTCATCAGGTAATTGATAAAAATCTTGAGTTAATTGTTGTGTTTTAAAATTACCTATTATGTCATTAATTTTATAGTTATTATAATTTACTAAAAAGCTATAAATTAAATTTATATAATCATTTTGCAAGTTAGTTAATCCATTATTATAGTTAACTGGAACAGGAGGATTTGGAAGATTAATTAATTGATTACCTGTAATAGTATTTGGCAATATTATTTTCAAATTATCCATATTTGATATAATATTTTTAAATGATTCATCAAAACTTTTATAATTTTTAACTTTTGGAATTAAAGATTTTCTATTTTTAAAATTATTGCAATTTACAGAATTTGGTAATACAGCATAATGTAATGGGGACATTTCATTTGCATCACCAACATTAATATCTGGAGTGTATTTTATTAGTTCTTCAACAATTTCTTTTAAATGTTCTTTTGAAGCTAAGTGTAATGGACATACATTATCCTTGTTAAATATACAAGGAGGTGCACCACGATTTAATACAAATTTACATAATTTTGTTTTTTCATTTTTACTTATATTTGTATTTCTCAAGATATGATGTAAAGGTGAATCATCATTTTCATCTTTTGCATTCAAAATAGCATTATTATCAATAATAAATTTATTTATAGAATCATAATCTACCAATGTAGATAAAGAATTAAATAATTCAAGTGTTTTATTCATATCTTGTACTTTATCAGGTTGTAAATATTTTTGATCTATATGTGAAGGTTTTTTATAAGGAGGCTTTTTTATTGTATTTTTATTAAACATTTTTAAACTTATATAATATTAATTAAGTAAAAAAAAATAAATAAATTATTATGTATATATTATAATTATTATGAGTAAGAGTATATATAATAACTTTGGTAATCAAGATATTGGAAAATCTATTTATTATAATGACATAAAATCTTCAAATATATCTTCTAATAATTCATCACAGTCATCAGGAGGAATAATTGATTCTTCAATAATAAATTTTATTGATAATTTAAAAATTTCAACTGCTCAAGAAATAGATTTATCAGAAGTTCAAACTGGTGAAACTTCTACGCAAAATGAAATTGATTTATCCGTTATAAATTCTTCAAATATTACTTCAAATTTTGTTTCAACTTCTTCTTTAATTTCAACAAATATTTCATCGTCTTCTATTAGTACAAATTCAATATCAGGTAATAATTTATCTATATCATCAATTGATGGTTTTGAATCAACAGGTGATATCAGTTTAAATTCTAATATATTAAATATATCAAATATTAATTTCAATGGAAGTAGTAATAAAATAGAATTAACAGATAATATTGAAAATGCTTTAGATATTAGTGAAAATTCTAATTCTTATTTAAAATTTAATACATCTGATGGTAATGAAAAAATAACTTTTGGAAAAAATGTTTTATTTTCAAGTCCAATTGAAATTACAGAAGGGACAATTAATAAAACAAGTATAGGATCTACAGAAGCTTCGACTGCGGAATTTACATCACTAAAAGTTGGAGATTATAATTTTCCAACAACTGATGGTTCAAATGGTCAAATACTTCAAACAGATGGTTCAGGACAATTAACATTTGTAAATAATAGTGGTGGTGGTGGCGGTGGTGCGGGTAATTTTACAAGTTTAAATGTTAATGACGGTGATATTCAAAATGTAGGAGATATTTCATTAGATACAATTAGTGCAGATAATGGTAGCTCTTTTTCAATTGCAAGTAATTGGACTGCTGGGGGTAGAACTTGTACTGATTTGGGATCAATTACTACGATTGATATTAATGGTGGTACAATTGATAATACGACAATAGGAGGAGTCAACCCAGTTTCAGGATCATTTTCAACATTATCAGCTTCAAGTACATTAACTTTAAACACAGTATCTTATACATTTCCAAATAGTGATGGGACTTCTGGACAAGTTTTAAAAACTGATGGTAGTGGAAATTTAACTTGGCAAGATGATTCAACAGGAGGTGGAGGTGGAGGTGCAGGTAGTTTTACAAGTTTAAATGTAAATGAAGGTGACATAACAAATGTAGGATCTATTTTTGCAGATATTATTAAATCCGATTCAACTACATCAGGTTTATCTATTGATTTTGATAATTCAGGTACAAATGAAATAATTATAAAAAAAGAAGTATCAAATGCACTAGAAATAAAAGATAATAATACAACTCCATTAATGTATATGCAATTTATAACAACAGCATTAAGTGAATCAATTAAATTTGGTAAACCTTTAAACTTTGATAGTCAAAGTATGACAAATGTAAATATAGATAGTGGAAATATAGACAATACAACAATAGCCACGAGTGATGTAACTGTTGGAACAGGTAAAACATTAGATGTTTCTGCTGGTACTTTAACTTTAGCTGATGACCAAATAAGTGGTGATAAAATAAATGGTGGTACTATTGGTAGCATAACAATTAGTCAATTAGCAGGTGCTATTGATTGTAATAGCCAAAACATGACTAATGTAAACATTGACAGTGGGGAAATAGATGGAAGTGATATAACTGTTGGAGCAGGTAAAACATTAGATGTTTCTTCTGGTACTTTAACTTTAGCTGATGACCAAATAAGTGGTGATAAAATAAATGGTGGTACTATTAGTAGCATAACAATTAGTCAATTAGCAGGTGCTATTGATTGTAATAGTCAAAGTATGACTAATGTAAATATAGATAGTGGAACAGCGGTTCTATCGAGTTTAAATTTAAGTACTATAAGTGGTTTAGGGAAGAGTGAAGTTAATATAAGTAATGCAAATATAGATGATGCTGCTATTGGACAAACAACTCCTAGTTTGGGAACATTTACATCACTAAAGAGTGACAGTTTAGCTTCAAGAAACAATATATTACTTATAGATTTTGATGGTTCAGATTCTAATAGTATAATTAGATTAACTGATAATTATAACAATGCTCTAGAAATTAAAGATAGTTCAAATATGTATATGCAATTTATATCTACTACTGGGAGTGAATCGATAAAATTTGGTAAATCTATAAATTTTGATAGTCAAAACATGGCAAATATAAATATTGATAGTGGAAATATAGATAATACAACAATTGGAGGGGTAACTCCAGCAGCAGGATCATTTTCAACATTATCTGCTTCAAGTTCTGTAACATTAAATACAGTATCTTATACATTTCCAAATAGTGATGGAACTTCAGGACAAGTTTTAAAAACAGATGGAAGTGGATTATTAACATGGCAAGATGATTCAAGTGGTGGAGGTGGTGGTGGTGCAGGTAGTTTTACAAGTTTAAATGTAAATGAAGGTGACATAACAAATGTAGGATCTATTTTTGCAGATATTATTAAATCCGATTCAACTACATCAGGTT